AGTATTACTAGAATTAGTATTACTATTGATGGACATTTTTGTCTGTTCCGGACTAGACATTTTTGTCCTTGCCGGCATGGACTTTTTTGTCTTTGTCGGACTAGACATTTTTGTCCTTGCCTTATCATCATTGGTTTCAACCGTTTTTTCTGGTTTCAATAAATAAATGTATGCTGCCTGATTCATCCCTTGTTGTTCTACGTGAATCAAATCATGATCTTTCAGCTGCTTTTTTATTCTGCTTGCTGTTTTAACAGTCATATCCAGCAGTTTAGCAAGGTCTTTATCTTTGAAATAAAAATAAACTCTATTTTGTTCATCAATCCAGCTGTTTTTGATAGAAACTGAATGCCTATCTTTCAGTATCGCATAAGCTATTTTTGCATTTGCTGTTAGGTCTTTATATTTTTCATCATGTATTAAAACTTTTGGCAACTGATAAAATTGATTCAATTCTGTATCTTCTTTTGTGAAAAACTTACTCATAATAAAAATCCTCTCCAAATTATTTTTAGAAAGGATCCACACAAGACGATATTTGATTATATTGATTTTTTTATTTTTATAGGTTACAATATAAACAAATTATATTATCAAATTCATGCTTCTGCACTTGCGTGTGTGTCTTGTGTGGATCCAAATCCTTACTGTTGTAGCAGTAAGGATTTTTTTATCTGTATAGATAAGTTTCAATTCTTTGAATGCATGTGTCAATTAATGAAGCAGGTGCTTTATCAATAACTTTTAAATTGCGGGATTTCCAATCCAGATTTTTTTGCTGGTCGGTCAAAATGACCCCATCCACTTCTAACCCTTCACTTATTTTAACTTCAAATGGATAACCTTTTGCTTGCCTGGTTATCGGACAAATCACCGCAAAACCTGTTGCTTCATTAAATTTGATTGGTGAAAGTACAATGGCTGGTCTATATCCAGACTGTTCATGTCCAGATTGCGGATTGAAATCAATGAAAATTAAATCCCCTTTTTCTGGTGCCTTCATTATAACAATTCCCTTCCCATCGGTTTACTGAAATATTCTTCGTGTTTGTTATCCTCGGTTATACCAGCCAACAATTCATCCAATGTCGGTTCTTTGTGTGCTGGTTTGATGGTTATTTGCTCGCCATCATCTTTCACAATTAATTTAGAACCGTTTACAATGTCATATTTTTCTGCTAAATTTTTAGGTATACGAACCCCAAGGCTGTTCCCCCATTTTTGTGCAGATGTTGTCATAACATCATCTCCTTTTCTGGAATTTGATTCCATTATATCATACCTTTCCAATGTTGTATATACCTTAATATATACTAATTTGAAAAATTCATACTTAATTTTTTGATTCAGGCTGTAGAAAAGACCTTCATTTTCCTTTGATTTGCTCTATTTTCCTATATTGATGCCGATAATCTGTTTTATGTAAACTAGTAAACTACTACAAAATGTAGACATGTCAGGCTTCCCGCATTTTTTCCTTCTTCAAGATTTCTGCACAATGTGCCAATTCCACTTTCTGCATAAAAAAATAGAAGGGGATTTCCCTTCTATTGTGATGATTGTGATGTTTGATATGTTCTTTCAAAACTTGGATTTTCATCTGGCATTGTACCTTCAGATATTTTTATTTCAGAACCAGGGTTTTGAATAGTTAATGCAAATATCGCTTTAACGGTTTCGCCACCATTGATTTGTTCATCCATTCTGTAATATTCAGGCTTATAATCTTCTGGAAGTTGTCCATTTCCGCCAATGACTGAATTAGTCGTGGTTTCTCCCACTTCTTTCATATTTAAGGTTCCAATTGATGCCATCCACGGACTTTCTGCTTCATCCGTTTTATTTGTAAATTCAATTGGAATGGCTAAAACAGCATCACCGTATTTACCTTCCAACATTTCGCCTTCACCGAAAGTGAATTTATAATCATCATTTTCAAATACCTGATTACTTGTTTCCTGTTCCTGCTGCACTGGCTTTTCTTTAGCATCCTCTGAACCTGAAGCATTTCCAGATGTTTCAGAACCACCGCCACATGCTACTAAAACCGATACAGTTATTAATAATGTTAATGTTAAAATAACATTCCTCATACAAATTACCCCTTTCTTTTTATCAAAACGATTGTACTATTAGTTTCCAAGTTTTTCAATTAGATATGTAAAATAATTAAAAACCTGATTACATCGATTCCAGATCGTGTTTAAATTCATGATATAAATTTGCTGATACATCCCCGTTCAATTGTACTAGGATGTTTTTATGTTTTATTGTATAAGAAGAAAGAAGGCCACCTATTTCACCTAACGTTTCATAATACTTTTTCATTTCATTTAAATCCTGCTGGTTATCAAATGAGAAAATTCTACCATTACCATCTGAAGATGGTATTTCAAAAATCAAATCATCATTTGCTTTCATTGGTGCAATTCCATAATCTTCTTCTGTCATATCTCTGGGGTTTTCCACTCTAAAACCTGAATCCTTAAAAGCATTGTATACCGAATCAGGTGTTAAATTGGAATTTCCACCACATGCAAATAAAAACATTATTATTGATAATGATAACAGTAACATTACCCTTTTCATTAAAATATTTCCCCTTCCTTTTATAATGAATCTATTTTACTATTTCCTTCCATTTATTTCAATATGTAATGATATAAAAAAAGACCCACCAAAAAGGTGGATCTTTTAAGGATATTTTTCATCAGAAACGTAATAACGAAGGCTGCTTATTTATAGCTGTATTTTTATTATTAATGATAATGTTATCATTATTCTGGTCTGTTTTCAAGTCTTTCTACTCGTTTTTTCAATTCTTCAATTTTCTTTTCCAGTGGTTCGATTTCATATTGACGTATGTTATCTGTTAGACGCTGGACAACAATTGCAGCCTGTTGCCTTGTCATATTTTCTTTTGGATTTGTACCGTCAAAATACCCCTCTGCAACTGATTCTTCCCATTCATCTTCTGCCCATTCGCTTGGTTTTTGATTACTCACTTTATCACCACTTTCAGTTTTTTTGATATTAAATATTTTTTCTATTCCATTCGTGTGACCTCTTGCAGTAGCTTTTACAAATTCATCTTTTGGAATTATTTCTCCATCAACGCCGTTGGAATCAATGAAAAGATTTTCCGTTAAAATAGCAGACATTGGCGTCTTTCTTAATACTGCAAAATTGGCTTTCTTTATTCCTCTGTCTGGTGTATTCCCTAATTCAGAAACCACCTTGTATATTTCATCATGCATGATTTGCTGATATTGCGCTGTCAGCGAATTGGTATCCAGGCTATCATGGATATAATCTTCATACCCATTTGCAGAACCATTGAATGCATTCAAATGGATGGAAATGAAGTAATCAGCACCCCATTTTCTTGCTTGGTTCACCCTTCTTGCAAAACTTGGATAAGTGTCACCTGTTCTGCTTAGTTTTACTTCTACATCTTCATATTCCGTTTCCAAAATATCTTTGATTTCATAAGCAATTTCCAGCGCAACATGCGATTCTTGATGACCATTGCCAAATGCGCCTGGGTCTGTTCCGCCATGCCCAGGATCTAAAAATATTTTAGTAGTCATTATTTCACCCCCTGTTTTAAATTAAGAATACGGTTATCATTTTTGCAATCCGTAATGTTATCAATAAGGTTATTTCTTTGAATGAGTGAAACCGCACCGCTTACATGTGGTGTTGCCATAGACGTGCCATCCAGTACCGCATATTGATTTCCTGGATAGGTAGAAAGGATTTGCACACCTGGTGCCAACACATCAACATTTTTATTGGTATTGCTGAAATATGCCAGGTCTCCATCATGATCCACTGCCCCAACTTGCAATGATTCTTCATAATAGCCAGGAAAACTGATTTCAGGTGTGAATATTAGTCCATCACCAGCATTTCCAGATGCAGCAACAACCACAATGCCTTTTTCAACCGCTTCCTGAACCAGTTCTTCCAATTGTGGTAAATGTGGGCCACCAAGGCTCATGTTAATGACATGAACACCTTCATCAATTGCCCTTCTCATGGCTTGCATTGTCCATATCATGCTGCCTGTTCCATTATCAGATAATGCTTTTAGACCAAATATTTTAGCTTCAGGATCCACCCCGACAATACCAGTTTCATTATTGCTTGCAGCAATTGTCCCAGACACATGTGTACCATGACCATTGCCATCCATATAATCGCCCTTGCCAGTGAAATCAACGCCACCAATAACGTTATCCTTCAAATCCACATGATTATAATCAACACCAGTATCAATGACAGCATGAACTCTTTCAATGCCATCACCTTTACCCCATAAAGTATAGGCGCCAATATTTCTAACGCCTTTTGGAATATATTCACCTGGTGTATTTTGAATTGCCTTCACTTTGTATGGCATTAGACGAAATTCTTTTTCAGACATTAAAAAATCACCTTTCTTTTATTTATTCTTTGGTTTGTTATATGTCATTGCTTGTGATGAATCGTTACGACCTGAGACCGTTGGGTCATTAACAACACCAAGAATCGTCAATAGCACAAAAATGGCATTGATAACGCTTTGTGCCCATCCGCTTATCACTTCTGTTGGGATAGTGATTCCGAATGGCTGTAAAATAAGCTGTATCAGCACTAACAATGCAGGTATTAAAGCGATCCAAAATCGCTTGTTTAAAATACGTACTTTCCAATTAATCATTTGTTTCACCCCCTCTCACAATGATAACAAAAAACAATAACATTATTGTTACTGTTATCGTTAATTAAATAATGAAATATATGTTGCGACTATACCAGCAACACCAAATAGCCAACCGCCATATTTTCCGATACCGTCAATAAACGCTTGTTTCCCGCTTTTTTTCGCCTTCATATCACTCAATTCCTTGGAAACATCATCATTTTTCTGCTCCAATTGCCCAATACGTTCACGGAGTCCATTGTATTGCTTCATGAGGGATCTGGTTTCCCTCATTTCAGACCTCAATTCATTAAATTCATCTTTCATGCCTGTGATTTGTTCAAATAATTCCTTATTGCTATACCATTGCGACTTTTCTTCTTCACTCATTTGCGACCCCCTTAGAAGTCATAACGCTTATTCAGCGTTTGGATTTTCCTTTTCATTCAGTTTTTCTTCCAGTTCTTCAGCATATTTAATGACTGCCTTTTTTGATGCAATTTCATTTGCCAGCCTTAATTGTAATGTTCCAATTTCGTTCGCCAAATTGTTTTGTACTTCTTTTGCATCATAAGATAATTCTTTCATGTTTCTATCCCCTTTAATTCATTGATTTCTTTTTGTTGTTTTTCAAATATAACGCATAACTCTTGGATTGCTTTGGCGTTCCATGACATAAAATTGTACATGTCGATAGCTTCTACCCCATCCAAAAATTCGGGTGGTGTTTTTCTGTCTTTTCCGATAACTAACCCATATTCTTGTTTATTTCTTCCATTTTCCACATCATCTTTTCGATTATATTTATAAAGCGTCATATCATTTTTTATCTTGTCTAGTGCTTCATTTTCGTTCCATTCTTGAATATTAGTTTTTTGTTTTTCAGATGAATTTAAAGAAACGTTAGAAGCTATTAATGGTCTATAATCTGTGGTGCTTGACCTGCTCCGTATCCTTGCGTATCCGCCACTAGAAGGTGTTAAAACAATGTCGTGATTGCTTGCTGTAACAGTGTTTATACTAGCTTTATCCGACGTAAATAGCGCTGAGTTATTGATAACCTCGTCTCCAGCTAAATACAACCTATTTGCAGCTTGAACATGCGCATCACCACTATAATTCATACCAATACTGGAAATATCATCATTTTGCGTTGTGTATTCCATCAATACATAGCTTTGCTGTTTTTCTATTGTGAATTGATCCTGTCCTAATGAGTTACCAGCACCCATAATAATATAAGGTTCATTTGTGTCATTTCCGTTTTGATCCCTGAAACCCATTGTCATTTTTACGGTATTGTTATCATTGAAATCCAAAACCTGATTCTGCATGAAAAGATACCTGTTTTCATGTGATGTGCGTATTTGCACACCTTCCAGCGTTCCAGATTCAACTTTACCAGCACTAATGCTAGCAATTTTAGCACCATCAATTTGTGCATTTTGGGCAATCAAATTATCTGTGATTGTGCCATTTTGAATATAAACATTCCCATTCTGAACAACCAAATCTCCATCACCCAATGAAACCCTTGCAGCATCTATTTTGATTTGTTCTGGTGATTGATTGATACTTGAAACCACACCGTTTTGAGAAACCTTTGATGTGATTTCATCAGCATTCTGTGTGATGCTTGATTCCGCTTCACTCACCCGAATACGCATATTTTCCATGTCAAAGCTGTATTGGCTTTGTTCAACTTTGGATGTGATGCTGTTTGCATTTTGTTGGATTGCTGAAGCCTGGTTTTCAATTGATGTTCCTTGTCTGTTCACTGTTCCTCGCAGATTTTCAACACTGCTTTGAATCTGATTATCTGTTATCTGTAAATCAGAAATGTTCTGTTCAAACGTTTGCGTATCAACTGCACCGACTTCACCGGCATTCGTTGGCGCCAATGGTATCCATGTTTGATTTTCTTCATTATAGGCATATAAAAGTTGGGGATTTCCATCTATATCAATCCAATAATGGTATTCATTGGGATCTGGTGCTTCATCCCCTTTATAAATGCCATATTCAATAAATTCCGGAACAATCTCTTCAACATCACCCAAATTTAATTGTACAGTGGAAGCTGTGACTTCTTCTGAATAATCACTAGGTGTCCCATGCGTATTTACTGCACGCACCCTGTAATACCAGGTTTGGTCTGTATCAACTTTGTGATTGTGTACACCTACATCACCCCTGAAAATTAAGTTAGTGCTGTCTGGTGCAAATCCTTTTACTTGTGAAGCATATATTTCATAACTATTTACTAAAACACTTGGGTTATAAGTCCAGGAAACCATGATGGTTTTGAACAATCCTTCAGCTTGCACATTTTCTGGTGTCGCTGGTTTAATATCAGGGAAACTAATATCGTCAGTAGGATTGCCCCCAGAGTTCCATCTGCCTTTATTGTCTTTGACTTCATCAATAACCCAATCAATTTCACGTTCACGCTGATTCAATTCAATGATATTGCCCACTTTGACAGTGCCTTTTCGTGGGTCGCCAATGTCATATTCCATTTCAGTGATTCTGGCTTCAATCAAAATAGCAGGCTGAATGCCCATATCTCTAGCAATCCCTGTATCTCCCAGGTAAACATTTTCATGTTCATATCCAGCCACTCCATAAAAGGTGATGATGGACATTTCATATTCTGCTTGTGGCTCTTTTGCAAATTGTAAAGCGTTCCAGGTTTGATTCAGCAAAGTTTCTGGGTCTTCTGTTTCCGTTTCTTCATGATACCCCATTCTGTGCATTAATTCGCCTGTTTCATGGTTTGGTATTCCGTATTGTTCTAATGCTTCTGAATCCCCAACCCATTCCTGGCCTGGTGGTTTACTGGCTGGATCATTATAAGCAAGCTGCCATTCCACATCACGAAAAGTGATTTTTCTGCTGTGGCCACCGCCTTCAGTTTGAACACTTGAACCTTTTCCGTACATGGCAGTTTTGGGATAGAATAATTTTGTTCTTCTTATCTTTTGAATATCCTTATCCATTTCCCACCGCTTGCCAGTGTCAGCACCTTTTCTGGCCAATAAATCAATGTATCTGCCAGCAATCTTTCCATTTTCAATCTCGATTCTGTCTATTGCTTCACCGCCCCATACCTGTGTGATGTTTCCCAGGCATTGAAAGGCGTTTTTAAAATAAAAATTGGTGGAATTGTAACCCAAATCAGCAACATTTCCAGGCTTGAATCTTGTTTTTTGCAAGATTAAATCCAGTGTATATTCCGCTGTTTTGTTTTGTGGTGTCCTTTCTTCAATCATGGTTTCTGTTAATTCTTGCATGGCTGGAAGACAAGTAACCACTTTTTGTATGGTTTGGCCATCCTGATCGTCCACTTCTCGAATCGTGAATAATCTTAAATTCCCTCTTAAATCGAAAAAAGCAACCTGATTTCCGCCCACCAGGTGTGTTGCATTTTCATTGCTTGCTGGAAAATAAAGTTTGAATGACTTTGGTTTTTCCACATTTTCCTTGAACATGCCCTGAATGTAATCCTTTGTGACCGCCAAAAGGTTATCATAACTATCAAATATAAATAATTTTGCTCTTTCCAAGTTATAACCACCTTTCCGTATACTCGCCACTTATTTGCATAGCTGGATTTGTTTCAATGATGTTTGTACCAGGATTCAGCTTAAAGAAATCCGAATTCAAAATATCAACTGTTGTCATGCTAACAGTATCATTAATAAAAACCTTTTCCTTTTCAAAATCAATAACAATAATATCATTCTGACTGAAACTATTATTTAATCGCAATGTTTCATTTCCATTGGTGAAATCCACCTGTGAAACCGCTGAAGGCACAACTGCCTGCATAATAGCAGGCGTTTTTGCTGTGCCCCCAACATTAATTTCATTGGTTTGGGATTCCAAAAAAGAAAAATCATTGGTTTCACCTTGCTTCAATGGATCTGAGCATAATACATTGATTGTTCCCTGACCTGTATAGATGATTTCTTCCCAATCCTGTGACCCATCCAGCATTCCGAAATAAGTACGGTCTGGTTCATCTTTGAATACAATGGGAACTTCTCCATCTGTCATTAATAAAGCGTTCAATTCTTCTATGCTTTTCCGCATGTTTTCCAATGATTCACTTCTAAAGGAAATTTGAATGCCAAGTGGTCTTTCTGGATACCGTTTTGATTTTACAATGGATCCATTTCTACCTGGCACACTTTCCCTTGTTGTTTCTTGTGTTAATATTCCCCTTCCAGTCACATCATTGACAATAAAACGATTCATACCGCCTAACATGCCAAAATGTTCCTGGAAATCTATATTATTAAAAATAAGCATTTTATCACCACTCTACTTGCTTATCTGTGAAATGTTGTCTTTCTTGTTCTCTGCTGAAGTGACGTATCAGTCCTTCTGCTTCATAACCACCAATATTTATAGTCGCATATTCATCTTTTGCAGGTGTTACATTTACGTTTCCTGCAATTTTAGGGATATTTACCGCATGATTAACATTCCCTTTAATGGTTTGGCTTGCATTTCTTATTTGTGACTGTAATTTATCTGCAAAATCCGCATTTCTTAATTCTGGTTTAAATGCATTTGTGGCAGTTTCACCCATGTTTCTAAATTTCCGAATGACGCTGTTTTTCATGCTTTCAACACCGTTGTTCATACCTTCAAAAAGCCATACACCGTATTGCCTGAATAGCTTGGAAGGTGATCCGAAACTGAAAATGCTTGTGACTGTTGAAATAACACTGTTCGCCACGTCACCTACTGCACTCACTGCATTTCCAATCATTGATGTGATACCATCAATCAATCCTTGAATTAAGTCTTTACCAAACTGAAGCATTTTGCTTGGTAAATCTTGCAGAAATTCCCAAATGTTATTCCAGACGTTCTGTATAGCTGTTTTTGCATCATTCATTTTCTCTTTTATACTGTTAACAATGTTTTGGAATCCGTTTGAAATCGTATCCCAGATATTGCTTACCGTGTTTGAAATAAATGATGTGATGTTATTCCAGATGTTTGATAAGAAATTCCATACTGAAGTAAAAATATTTATAGTGGTGTCTAATATCCAATTCCAGGCTGATTGTATGATGTTCCAGATACCTTGCACCGACATTTGGAATAATAAAACACCATAATCCCAGAAACTGGATAAAAACTGTCCGATAGAAGAAAATACAGATTTGGTCGCTGCCCAAATTTTATCCCATTGAGAAACGATTATAGCAGCTATTGCTATGACTGCACTTATAACAATTGTTATTGGATTCACTAATCTTAGAATCCAGCTTCCGATTCTGAGTATCCAGGGTAATACTGTTCTTATGGCTCCACCAATACCCCTTAGAACTGTTCCAGCAAAATTCATGATAGGTGGAATGATTCGATTTAAGAAGTTTCCAAACTTAGCGAATGCTTGTAATAACTTAGCACCAACCCAATTCCAAACACGTTTAAAGGCTGGAATGACTGTATTTTTCAAGATATTACTTATGGCTGTAAAGGCAGCAATCCCGACTGAAATAAGTGGCCATAAAAAGCTGAATGCACTTATTAACATACCAATAACCGTTGTGACAATTGAAATGATAGGGAATGTTTCCAGCATTCCTGCTGCCCATTCTGCAAAACTGGCCACAAGTGATAAAACTTTTGATGCTAGTGGTGCAATTGCAACACCAAAGGCAATCATACCTGATACGATACTGCCTACCAGCTGTAATAATTTCGGGCCATTTTGATTAACATAATCAATAAATTGTTGGAATCCCTGGCTTTGCCCTACTTTTTGCGACCATGCAAGAAAGGATTCTGACATACTCAATAAGCCATCTCCCATGTTTTGCGCTGTTGGTGCAAAGGCAACCATCAAATTCATAATGCCCCTCATGACATTTCCAAATACAGCACCAAATGTTTCAATCATTGGCTGTGCTGTCGAATTGAGAAAGTCAAAAAACCGTTGCATATCAGGCTGTTTGAATGCTTCACCCATAGAAATAGAAAGATTATCAAACGCCTGTACTGCACCAGCAAACATTGGTTCTAATCTTTGTATTAAACCGCCCAATTGTTCCAAACTACGATTGAATATATTTAAAATATCTGGTTGAAACTGTGAAGCAAAATTCGACCATCCAGCTTGAAATTGTTGCAACGCCATCAAACTGCCTTGTTGTGCACCAGTCAGATTATTATATTGCTGCGATATTTCCTGAAGGATTTCTGCCCTTTCTTCTGCATCAGACGTATTGGCCAATTCTTCCTGTAATTTGTTCACTTCTTCACTTGCTTCAAACACATCATTTAAAGCTGTGACAGCAACTGCACCAAATCCAACTGCACCAGCACCAGCAGACACAAATGCACTGGCAAGACCGCCGAGCGCACCAACTGCGCTGGCAACTGCTGGCACAATGGTGGGAGCGATCATACCAAAAGCACCGCCAATAACGCTTTGCGCCAACAATCCAACGTTCCTGAAATTGTTGGCCAACTCATCAATTCTTTTGTTCACGTTATCCGCATTGGTTTTGATATTTACCCTGACAGTATTTGGGATTTTTCTTAATGTATTGGTAACTTCCCGCATTTTCCTTTGAAATTCACCAATTTTAGCACCAATGCTGGCTTCCATTTCTGCCAATTACATCACCTACCTTTCTTTAATAGTGATGTTGTCCAAGATTTCCTGTTGTCGTTTATATTTCTCTTGCAATTCTTCTTCACTTGGCTGATTTTCCATCCGCTTCAGTTTTTCACGATCAAATAAATCTGTTGCCTTCAGATTTTTCTTATCTGAATGATGGGCAACCCTCATGAACATGGCCTGCAGCGACATCATTTCCATGTGGTCATATTGCTTTTCAACATACTGCTCCATCATTAGAAAAAACTCTTTGTGTGTCAGATGCAGCACTTCTTCTGGCTTTAAATCCAAATAACGGTATCCATCTTTCTGCATCTGCTCAATATCAATAACATTTTCATTAACATTAATGTTATTTATTTCATGATTGCTTCCATCTGTGCTTTCGTTGTTGGATCTGCTTCTGTCATCTTGTCTATCATTTCCTTGAAGAAAAAACTATCAATAATAACTTCTTTGATAATCTTGTACATATCAGACAGTGACAATTCTTCTTTTTCCAGCTTATTTTCAATTTCTTGTTCAACTTTCTTTCTTGTGATGCCATCCTCGGTATGCTTCAAACCGTAATAAACAACATCTGTGAAAGTGTCCAGACTTCCTTGCATAGCTGCAGACAAGAACATCATTGTTCCACCCTCATATCTTTTATCAATCGCTTTAATGCTTTTTCCTGTTATTTTCAGTTCATATTCCGTTCCATCAATTTCAAATACTGCCATTTATATCATCCTTTTTCTTTTATTTTTCAGCTGCCAAATTCCGTATGGCTGCAATTTCATGCCCTAACCGTATAGCTCGATCCAATGCATTGGCATAATCATAAAATTCTTGCACTGGATTTTCTCTATTTGCGCTGGAAAAGTCATTGTTTTTGAAAAATGCCTGCCTTTGTGCAGTGCTGATTTCCAATTGAACACCTTTTCCCCTCAAATTTTTATTGCATATATTGTCAGGGTCGTTTCCATTGATTCCAACTGGGGCATTTTCCACAACATTGAAACCAGATTTCATCAATTCATCCCTGATAATATCCATCATTTCAAAATCCATACCGCCTAAATAAGTGTTTTTTTCTGTTCCTTCATAACCATGAAGAAAAACAGAGTGGTACATCATACTGTTCATTTTTAAAGCTGTTGGTTCATTAAAATTCGTGGATGTGATGTGCAAAGATGTATTTCCAGATGATTTGATTCCATCAAATGAATAACATGAATGATTATTTTTATGGCCAATGTAATGTGCCAATTCAGATGTTCCGGGTTCAATCCCGCCGCCATGTATGGCACTTACCAAAACTTTAGAAAAGGCGCTGACCGATAAATCAATTTTATAGTCAGCACCCGCTATTTCATTGTTGGCTAATTCTTGAAAATTACTGTAAATATCAGCCATTAAAAATCAACCAACGTGCATGTTGTAATTGTTGCGTCAGCAGTGCCATTATTCGATATTCTAATTCGTGCAAATTTATTTTTTGCATCAATCACAACTCCGCCATTGTCAGAACCAGTCACGTTCAATACTTCTTCATAAGGGATCATAATGCTGTTATCTGTACCAGGAACAATATATCCAACCTCAACTGTAAAATCTGTGGCTGTTTCCCATCTGACCCCAATACCAATTTTGTTACCCTGTACTGTGTGATTGAACAATGTTCCCACACCAGCAGGAACCGAATCGCCTTGTTTATATTCTGAGTATGGCGCACGCTCAATTGGCATTTTTTCGCCATCAGCAACTTTAATGCCTTCAACATCAACTGGCAAAACAGTATTAGAACCAGTTACATGTATATCTGTAACTGGCTCACCATCACCATTATCTCTGGCAGATGTGAACAATGTTTTTCCCGCTTGTGTAACTCGGTTTAAAAAACTCATTATTCAGCTTCCCCCAAATCAATGGTTTGTGTTTGCGTTTCACTTCCTGAACCTGATTCATCATCTGAATCATTTCCAGGTGAATGATCTGGCGCACCTTCAGGAATGTTTTCAATTTCAATATCTCGCATTTCACCATTCAATGTGGCTTCAACCGAATAAGTTAGGTTTGAGCCATTTTCCGAACTCTTTTCATAATTGGATAGCTGGAAAAGACCTCTTTCCCCTCTTTTAGTCCTTAAATTAATTTCAACAATTTCTACGAAAATGTGTTGTCTGATTGCCTTTTTAATATATGGCATTGTCATATCGCCTTCTGTGTGAACACCTTCAAAAGAAACAGTTTCAGTGTTTGCGCCATAACCAGAACCAGTTTTATCTTTGGTGTTCAATTCTGTACTTTCTGATTCAATGGTGTACGTACCAGTGTTTTGATTATATACACGCTTCAGCTGCTCTGAAGATTCACCTGTTTCTGAAGGCGGTAAAACAATTGCATATACAATATCTCCACCTTGCATTTCTGGTGCTTGTGGCATAATTCATCATTCCTTTCCGATTCTAAAATTAAAAGCCATGGTGCTATGAAAAACGCCATCATTATCAATTCTTGTTGTTATATCTTCCAAAGAAGATACTGATACATAAAAGCCATTTTCCAGCACCAAAAGGCTTTTCAATGATTCCATAACATTACTGATAATATTATTGATTTCCTTTTTGTTAATGGAACTACTATAAGCATGGATTGTATGAACAATTTCCATGAAATAGCCAGTTTTGGTGTGTGCGCTTATAATATATTCTTCACCCATGGCAACCAATGGATAAGTTGCGCTTGTTGGTACATATTGATATACGTTCAGTCCAGCATCTTGCAAAGTGTTGAAAATGCCAATCTGTAATGCTTCATTACCAATCATCCTTCCACCACCTCATCCATAATCTGCTGCAAATCATCAATAAAATCTTTTCTTGCTGTCAGAAAAGCTGGGAACATGAAAGGCATTGGCTTTGTTCCTGGATGCATCACCGACTTGGCAAACACCGTATTTCCACCGACTTCAAATTTCAATGCATTGGCTGTTTTTGCGCTTATTTTGTGCGGTTTTGTACCGTATTCCATAAATGGCGCATAAAAAACATTTGTTGAAATTCTGCCGGACAATCCACGATTAAAAAAATCACTTGTAATGGATCTTTGTAGATGTCCTGTTTTGTAAGGTGCTTTTTTCTTTGCGTCACCTTCCATTTGATAGGTGTGTTTTGTCACGCTGTTTTTAACTTGGGATTCCATTTCCTTTGACATTTTTTCAAATCTTGCAATCAATTCTTTTTGTCCTTCCCATTCAATCGTTACCCTACTCATGGGAATCACGCTCCAAATTAAGAACTGTTTCATTTCTGAAAAGCCTTGTATACACAACGTTATAAAATCGACTGCTGTCCAGTGGGTATTCCACCTTTTGCACATCTTTTTCACGACCTCTTAAATGCATAATGAAGGCTTCAGCGTTTGTTTTTCCGTATAAGTCTACCTGTTCTGTGAAAGAAAGTGTTTGAACACTGCATGGCTTTATTTGGCTGGTTTCTGTCGAATCCAAACCCAAAGGTGTGTTATTGTAAGTAATTTTTATTAATTGCGCCCTGTCATTGTATCTCATTTCAGGAACTTCACCTTTCCTTTACCATGCGCTTCTTTGTCTTTGTTCAAATATCCATCCAATTCATCCGTATATGAATCAAAAGGATCCCCATCTTTGAATGATAGGGATTTCCCTTCCTGGCTTTCACTTGTCAATCCTTCACTACCAATACGGTTGTAGCGAATGATGGTCAACTCTTTAATGACCCATTCCAATTCTTTGGGGATCTCATTTTCTCCAATATAGTTTTTTACCCTTTGGGAATAATCATCAATGATTTCATTCAGCAAATCATCCTGAAGATTATCATTAAAATCTAAATAAATTTTCACTTTATCAAGGATCATTAAATCATCCCTTTTTCTTTTTGCCTTTTAGTTTGCGATTCTTTTTCAACCGCATATCTTTTGTACCGCCTTTTTTCGCCTTTGCCACATTATCACCAATCCTTATTTTTTAGTGCTTTTTGTTGATTGTGTGGAAGTTTCACCGCCAGAACTACCTGAAAATGTAACTTTTGCAACTGCTGCTTTGTTATCTTCAAGCATGAATTCGCCTGCTTTACCTGCACCTTGCAATGCTACCCCGTCGAAGTCTTCTGATTCAATAGTTCTGGAAGTATTAATACCAGTAAAGGCTTTCGCTACATTTGGAACATAAACATAAGCTACATCGCCATTTTGGAAAAGATTTGAAGGCAATGGCTGAATAACAAAATCCTTGAACATGGATACTTCATTTTGATCAATGTCCACGCTGGAACCTTTTCCTGCTGTCGCCAAACCACCATTTACAATCGTGTTATATAATTCAGCATTAACACGTGCAATTTTCGTTCCTGCCACTTCATTATCAAGATAATGCTTATATAATTCATCAAATAATGCAGTCACATTTTCGTCTGAATAACCAGTTAGTTCTTTGGTTACACCTGCGTTATTAGAAATGAATGCACTATGGTTTTGATTGAATTTTTTAACCTTAGCTTGTGCTTGCAGTTCCAAACGATCTGCAACTGCTGCGTCAAAATTATTATTTACTGTGTGGCGGTCAATTCCTTCATGATATACCCATTCCCATGTGTATGGTACAGGTGTATCAGTGTAAATAATTTCTGTACGTTCACCAAAACGTGAACTGTTCGCTGTTCCTGTTCCAAATGCTGTGTTTTCGCTTGCATCATAATCATTTCCAACAACAACTGGAATGTCACTTGTTTTTACATAAAATGCATTTTCATTGTGCTGTACTCCATCCATGGCTGAAATTTGGCCACCGAAAAAGTCTCTGAAATATGCTTGTTTATTGAACACCGCTTGCAGTAATTCTCTAAATTGTTTTTGGTAGCTACGTGCTGCCAGTTCTTCATTGCTTGTTGGCATTTATATCATTCTCCTTATTTATATTTGTTCAATTTTTCTTGAAAAGGATCATCTTCTGTTTTTGTTGTTCCAGATGATGGCGTTTTGCCTGACAATCGTTCTTTCACTTTGCTTTCAGTGCCTTCATCAAAGAACTTTTTGAGGATTTCAACCCCTTTTTCCGTATCGCCTGCGTAATCACCCATGACAACACTTACAACATCAGTCGCATGGTCTGGTGATAGTCCAGCTTCGTGATAATTGGAAATCGTGCTGGCTTTTAATTCTTCACGCTTCAGCTTTTCTTCTCTTTTGTCCAATTCTTCCTGGCGTTTTTGCATTTCTGCATCTTGTCTTTCTTTCTGGTTCATTTTAGCCAGGCGTTCCGCTTCTTCACGTTCTTGCTGCAGACGTTCTTCCATTTCCTGCTTCATTTTTTCTTGCTGACTTTCCAGTGCCTTGCTCAATTTACGATCCGATTCACTTTCAATTTTCTTATCCAGTTCTTCCTGTGTCAGTGTGATTTCTTCATTATCACCATTATCATTTTGGTTATTATCATCATTAACATTATTGTTATCATTAACAGTATCATCTGGATTGTTGTTATCATCACCATCAGCAAAGAACTGAAGATTCATTCTCAATGGATTTCTATATGAATCGTTTAATACTTTTTTCATTCGTTATACCTCCACCCATGAACACGTTATATTTACACTTCGATAAAATCAGTCCAAATAAACGCCCTCACACGTTTTTTGTAAACAGTTTAATGTCTTATTCAGGACAAGCATAAAAACTGCACACAACCCTTTATTTTTACTTATTTTGCTATGTTGGTGTTTTCTTCTGTTGCAATTTCCCAATCATCCTGCAAAATTCCGCTTATCGTAAACAAAATATCATTCGTATCTGTAAAATTGACAACATCACCATTTTTGGTGTGCATTTCAATATTTCCGTATTTATACACCCAATATCCTTTCCAAGGCTTTCTTTTGATTGGCGTTCCAGCTATGAATGTTTGAAATAATTCTTTGAATGTCATGAAATCATCCTTTCAATTTCTGAAAAAATCAGTAGGCTTTTTTATATCCAGCTTTTTCATGATATAAGATTTTAATTTATTAAACATTTTCGATTTCCTTTCATTCCACATAAGGGATAATTAAGCAGCGATCTAATGGATGAATAGGTGGAATATTTAACCCTTGCTGCCTTTCACTCAATAGAAAAACCTGATTATCTAACCTGTTGCAAGGAATACAAGTTTTTTCGTCATCATGCGCAATGAATTGATATTTTTCCAATCCATTGTCCTCATAACCTCTAGCTGTCGTTTCAGTCATTACAAAATTGCTTTCAGTGCGTATCAATCTTTCTGAAGCAAATTCACTGTTTCCAACTTGTTTTTGCAGCTGTTTGGTCATGTTTGGAATGCTATCGCCCCTTATAAGTCCTGACCGAATCACATTGTTCAAATTGCGTACCAATTTGTCTTTGTGTCGCCATAACCTATCGCTGAACATTTCCCCAGACCATGGATTGTTAATAATAAATCGTATGTCTTCAATTGGAAGCCTTGCAAATTCGCCCATCATGGCATTCGCTTCCTGATATGATTCCTGTGCCACTTTGGCCAGATGTTCTTCCATGGTGACTTGTACATCGCCATATATATCAATCAATTGCAAATCCAATTTACTAATCAAAAGATGCATCCTTGTAAGTCTTGTTTTACCTCTTAACAATTCCAGGTGTTCTTCCTGTTGTGGTGTTAAATCATTTCTTCTTTGCAATCGGTCAATTTCTCTTTGAAAATTCCTTATATCCGTTTGGGATAGTTTTTGTATGGCATCTTGCAAAGTCATTTCATTTTGATAGGCAAACATATTGTAAAAAGCGTTTATATCTTCAATCAATTCCTGCCTGGCATAAGTGAAGATTTCACCCAATTCCTTTATAACTTCATTTTCTGCCTTTTCCACTGCATCATCCAGGTTTTTGGCTCGCCTTTTCCAATATTGCTGATTACTTTCAGCCATTATTTACACCAGCATTTTGATTGTTTCCTGAATCAGTGATTTCCTGGTTTTCATAATCATTCACCGATTGTTCTGTTTCTTCCTGGATTCTTTCTTGTTCTGCAGCAACATCATCAACCATTGGTAGGATGCCCAATTGTGTTTCATGACTGATAATGCCTTGTAAATTCCTGGCCATTGATACCATTTCACTTGTATTGGCTGGCAGATTATGCGTAAACACCAGTTCCAAATCTTCCACATCGCTTTTTCTGCTTTGAATTTGCCAAATATTTGATAGAAGCCTATATCTTTCCATTACACCAGCTTTGAAAAGTCTTTCTTTTGTTGCAATGAGTTGATCCAGCATGAACAATTTATATTTCATGGCTTCACCAGATATATTTCCAGCGAACTCTGAATCATTCAAATCAGGTGTAAATGACAGTTTATGAATATCATCAACAAGCCTGTTTTTATAGGATTCAACACCCTGAACATCATATTCTTTCACCAAATAATAAGCTGAAGGTTTATCTCCGCCTTCAACCCCTTCATCCAGGATAATAACCCTTGAATCTTTCATACCGTCCACATCATCTTGGTCTGTGTTTGGCTGTCCTTGCAGCACCAGATAAGCATTGCTGAAATCTTCCTGTTCATTGGCTGTATCCGATTGGCTCATATCATAAGCATCTATTTGGTCAATGACGCTTTCAAAATCTCCAGTACGCTGGTAATTATTTTTATATTCGATTAGTTGAACATCGCCAAAATATTGTTCATTTTCATCTTGTTCTTCCAACGTATTATTTTTATTTTCGTACTGAATAACTTTATCTTTGGTGTATACCTCAATAAATTCCTTATCTGTATATTCACCAGTTTCAACTGAAAAGAACCGAATGCCAGCCAATGGGCTTTCTTTAACTGTTGTATCTCGAATCATAAATGTTTCCCTGGGGTCTAAAACCGCCAGTCTTGGCATTGATTGACTATCCATATACAACAATTCAAACGCCCTGCCATATATGCTCAAATTCAATTCCATCAGTGCATTGTGGCTTTGTTCATCATTCATATCATTGAAATCTGTTATTTGCTGAAGCAAATCTTCATCTTCATGTTTATAAGTAATTGGTTTCCCCAACATATACCCTTGCACCAATGTGGTGATGTATCTTGAAAAATTATGAGAAAGTTTATTATTGGATTGCTTTTCATCAGGTTTTACCCTGTGTTTGATTTCTGTTTCATTAAGAAAATACTTCATCAGCGTATCCAGTCTTTCTTGCTGTTCTCTTTTAAATTTATTTACAAAATGAAGTAAAGTTTTTTCATCAAGTTCATCAATGCTTGGCAATTTATAAGTTTTATTATGTTCTTCCTGGAATCTGCTTCCAACTTGCGCCATATCCTCACCCCTTTATATTCCAAGTTTTCTTCTAATATTTTTATCTGATTTTGCTTTTGCTGGTCTTTTCATATCATCTTCCAGTGCATACCTAACCGCATCAATGGTGTGATTGTCTTTGTCTGGAAATTTGGATTTCACATTTCCATGCGCATCCACTTCCAGCGCATAATTTACAAATTCTTTTGCTGCCAAAGGATTTCTTTCTGGGTCAATGATGATTTCTTCCATATCCTGAAGAAATTTAATTCCGTATTCTATGGAACCTGCACCCTTTCTTGCGCCTTTGATTCTGAAACCGTGGTCTTCCTTCAATTCACCCACGCTTTTTGGTTCTGCACTATCCGCTGTTGTCCATGTGCTTTTGTAAGGATTGGCTTTTTTAGCAAATTCACGATTGAAAAGATTGATACCACTGATTTCATTCATGAAATAAATCCTTGCCTTTTTCTTGTTATAGTGAAGCCTTTCAAATGCCAATGGATCCACTGCATAACCAAAGTCAAGACCTTGCCTGATATTGTCCATGATTGCCATTTCATCATCTGTGATGGGTCTTAATGTCACATTGGTGAATACTTCAAGTCCTGTTCCGACTTCATGCCCTAAATACTCATGATTGTAGGCATTTTCATCAACATTCTTCAGGTGCTCCGCTTCAGCAATGAATATTTCCCCCAGCCATTTCCTTGGCACTTCCAAATAGGTGGAATGGTGTACTTTCCTTCCAGGCTTTTCCACTTTGGTTTCATGATTGACCCATGACCTTGCACTTTTTGGTGGATTGAAAGAATAAAAAGAAATTCTGTGTCTATCCTCGCCCCTGAAAAGGGATTGAAGGATATTCCGTATTTCTCCCATGCCACCGAATTGGTCGATTTCTTCAAACCAGGCGTATTTCACATAACCTTGACCCAAATTGATGGATTTTATTTTCTGGGGATTATCAGCAGACTTGAACACGATTTTTTGACCTGTTGGGATGTAAATAATTTGCATAGGAGAAACTTGAAACTTGAATAAATGATTAATGCCTAATTTCCCAGCTGACCATTCAAACTGGCCATAAACAGTTTCTCTTAACTCATTTTGATACCTACGAAACACAACCGCATTGGCATCTGGATCGTTAATCATTCCCAGCAGTATTTCCACAGTGACAAATGTTGACTTCGTGGAACCTCTCCCACCTTTAAGCCAATATTCTGTGTGGCATTCTGCTTTTATGTCATGGTGTAAATCATAAAATCCTGGTGCAATAACTTCATCCAATGGTACGCCAGTCATTTATTATCGTTTCCGTTATTGTTTTTGGGAATGTTATCAATAATATTAACCCCAACATTCCCGCTGTGGTCTAAATCCTGTTTATCGCTCCATTTGTCAGACCTGCGGTTTTTAAGCCAAAAGATTTGCGCTGTGGTGTTTGGTTTTGCGTATTTCTTAACTTCCACCACATCACCTTCTTGGGTCACGTTTTCTTCATAGTAGAAAAAGCCTGTTGCTGTCATGTGCATAGCGTTTTCCACTTCAATATCAGCAACTTCCTTGCCTTTTTTCAAAGCATTGTCTATATCACTGTATTTTTTTATCCACTCTTGCAATGTTTTTCTTGAAATTCCAATGTTATGGGCAATCTGTTCATTTGTCAGTCCATCTCTCGCCCATCCTTCCAACTTTGTTATACCTTCTTTTGTACGCCATTCTTTGTATTGTTGTCTTGCCATTACATTTTCACCGCCTTCCAGATTATTTTATATTTTCAATGTTTTTTATACATAACTATTACACGTGTTATTCATACGTGTTATAATATAAGTATAGAAATTAAGGGGGGTGTTCAAATATCATCTAAAGAGATAATAAAATTACTTAAGAAAAACGGTTGGTACTTAAAAGATGTTGTTGGAAGTCATCACCACTTCAAACATCCTGATAAAAAAGAGAAAGTAACCGTTCCACACCCAAGAAAAGACTTAAGAACTGGTACAGAACAAACAATACTAAAGCAGGCAGGATTAAAATAATCCTTCCTGCTATGGAGGTTTATATATATGAGTAAATATTATTTTCCAGCAGTTTTTGATTCAGGATTAGATTCAGACCAAGGTTTTACTGTGACATTCCCAGATTTACCAGGATGTGTCACTGAAGGAAGTAATCTAAATGAAGCCATGTACATGGCCAAAGATGTGTTACAAGGATTTTTATATATTATGGAAGAGGATAATGAAGAAATGCCTTATCCATCTAACCCAAACCATATAAAATTACCTGACAATGGCTTTATATCAATCATAGAAGTATGGACTGATTACGTTCGTGAAGCCACGGAAAATAAATCAATCAAAAAAACTTTAACTCTCCCGAAATGGCTAAATGATGCAGCTGAAGACGAGGGAATTAATTTTTCCCATTCACTGCAATTTGCCATCAAAGAACAATTGGGAATCAAAAGAAAAGACCACCTTTGAAAAGGTGGCTTTTTTATGTTTACTTAGCATTCAATGCGCCTGATAATGGCAGCGCTGAATAGACAGTGTAATCATCACCGCCACCATTTCCAGAAATATCTACACGACCAAAGTTATATGGTACAGAACTATCAAAATCATGGTAGATGCTTCCTGCTGCATTGGCTCTTAGCTGCACTTGTGAGAATGAAGACTGGCTGTGGGAACTTGTGCCATTATCTTGAACACCAATGATGGTTTTTACAGTGTCAAATTTGTGCAGCCCCTTCACGCTGTACATTTCATCAGCGATTGGCTGGTCATAATACAATTCACCGTTCACGTACATTTCCAATTGGCGTTCAATATAATTATGAACCAGTTTCACATTCACACGATCTCCATCTTGAATGCGGTTATCGTATTCTGAATTCCAATGTTGGTCACCGTATTGCGAACCAGTGCCACAAAATACTTTGTAGCCATCTTTTGTTCGTGAAATACCAGCTTCAATGTGTGCATCACCGATTCCCATGTACCAGTCCACATATCCGCTTGTTACATCTACGGTTTCAGGCAGAACAATATCTGCTGTAATACCTGTATAATCTGGATTTTGTGTAATTGTTCTTAATGCTCCGTGTCTTTCTGCCATTTCTAAAACTCCTATCCTGATTTTTTTATGTAAAATAAAACGAATCCCTGCCAGAAAAAGCAAGAATCCGCTTTATAACATATATGAGTTCCTGCGCATTTTTTCCAGGCTTGCCGACATGATTAAAGAAAGGGGTAAAATCATAGCTCTGGCTTTTTTGAAAAGAAAAAATTACCGAATTAGTTATTTTTCTTACACTAATATAATAACCCGATTTTAATAGTTTGTTACGCTTGAAATCTGCTTTAAAACTGCACTGACACCCATTGCATTTGCTCCACGTTCATATCCAGGCTTTCAATAAGTCCGTTTCCGCCCAGTAATGAATCGACTTGTGCTGTTGCTTTCATATAAATGCCATCATGCGTCGCAAATTGAATTTCTAAATCCCTGTTTCCAAATATTGCAGCCATAAACAATGCGCCATGATCTATTTGTTCTGCTATGATGGTATGTTCCAGGTATTTTACAACAACATCCGAAAATTCATCTGTTCGCTTTTCTTCCACTTCTGTTTCATAAATATAAGCATTATCAAACGTCACCATTTTGCCCTCAATAGATAAATAAACAATCTCTTTCTTCATATTTCCAGGATTCCTTTCAATGAGATTAATAATTTATTAAATGCTCTGTTTCGTATCTGGAAAACATGTCTTTCGCTATATCCCAATTCCAAAGATGTTTTCGTGATGGTCATCCCTTCAATGTACCGCTTTATGATAAAACCTTTTTCCGTTTCTCCCAGACCTTCCAGAGATTCATCAATGGCATCAATAATTAATTCATACCGCTTTATATCTTCATGCAAATCCAATGCCTTCCTGGATTCGATTCTGTCTATGGCTGCATCTTCCGTTTCACTCTTGATATTAAAAACGCTATTTGAACCTCCCACAACCTCATAATTTGCAGTCATGGAAGGCAAAATATATTCCAATTGATTTGTTAGGTTTTTGATTCCGACTTTGTAGGTGTAATAATTTCTTAAATGCTGTTCAATCTGCTGTATTTTCTGTTTTTTGATGCTTTTATTACTCATAACACACCTAACCTTTCAATTTTTGGGGATCATACGCTTTTTCATCTATATCTAACGTTTGGATTTGCTCAATAGAAACGCCCAAACGGCTCAATCTTTCCATCAATTGTTTCCTGCTGCTTGTCAGTGTTGTATATCCTTTGATGGTGCCTAAATCATTATAGGTGATTCTTACATTCATTCTTTTTCATCTGCCAGTTTTTGCTGAATCTCCTTCACGATTTCATCAAAATCTTTATCTTCGCCAGCCATATCCAATAGGCAACCATGCAGATATTGATTCAATGAAAAACTTCTGCGCAATCCTTCTTCCTGGATGCCTTCCACATTCCGAATATCTGTGTTTTGCCAATATACCTGCTTGTGGGGGATGTTTTCCTTTAACGCTTCAGCCAGCAATGAAACACCCGCTTTAAAATCATCATTTACAAATCCAAATCCTTCTATTTGTTTTTTTGTTTGTTCCAACACATCCAACATGAAATTGATGCCCCATATCTGGCCAACCTCTACACTTGTTCCCACGTTGTCATCATCCGCGTCCACAATGATATTTTTTGCTTTCACAATGGCATAAGTATCCTTTTCAAATATATCTTCAGCCTTTGGATCCTTGCTTTTATCATTGATTTCCTTGTCGTCACTTGGACTGTGAACTGGTATTCCTGCAGCTTGCAACTTCTCTTTTTCCTTTTCCCTTAATAGCTGACTTCCTTTTTTCAACATATCGCCTGCAATATATACATCTTTCATTGGTAAAACTCCTTATTATTATTGTTTTTGATAACAGAAACATTATTATTAATAAACTTGAATCAGCATTGCAATGATTCCCAACATACTTACAAACAATCCTGATCCAGCAATCACAATAGAACTGCGTCTGTTTTCCTTTTCAATTTGCTTTCTTAATTCATCTGAAATGATTGATTTGAGTTTTCTTAGTCTTTTAAAAGTAAACATATAAACCACCTATGAAATGCATTTTAAATAATCAACCGGAACGCCATTTGTTGGATAGATTCTGTCACATTCCAGATTAAAAAAAGTGTATGGGATACTTTTTCTGCCACCTTCTCCTGCTGATACCCACCAAACATTAAAATCGTCTATGGGAACAAAAAACGTTTCTTGCATCTTTTCAAAGTGAACAATAAAAAACGATTTTCCGCCTTGATCTTGATGTTGGATCAAATAATTAACTTGATGCTGATCCACATTCGCCAGTGGAAATCTTGTTCTTTCTTTGGTGTTTTTTGCATCAAAAGCAACGGATTTTCCATGCGACACCCCGACAAAATCAACCGTTCCTTTCTTTTCAGGAAATGCCTGGGAAATCTTTTTCTTTTTGTTGTACCTTACATTCCATGGGGTAGGCACTTTATCTACCAATGCCCACCCTTTTTGCAAATAAATTTTGTTGGTGTATTCAATCATCTTTTCCAGTGTCTGGCCACGTTTCCCATGTCCGATAAAATCACCCCATTAACATATATAAAAACAGTGCTGGTGTGGAAGTCAATAATATAAATATTAACAGTAACAATAACAAAATAATTATTGTTATATCTTTCATTCGTCTAATACCTCATAAAGTTTGTCCTGAAGCGTATTAATATCAGCATTTGGCTCATCTAAAAGGATCCTTAATTCATTCTCCAATCGCTGCATCCCTTCCGCCCATTCGACTGGCACAACCTTCCTGGAAAAATACCCATTTTGGTGGTATTCCTTTTTCCTTCTTCTTCTTTCCTTTTCTGCTGCATGAATTTCCGCTTCATAAAGAAACTTTGTCCGATTATTCCACCTGAAGCCACAACCTTCTGACGTGCGCCCTAATTTCTCACCAGCTTCCATAAATGCATTCAATCTTGTGCTGCCTTCCCTGACATGCTCAACAACTATATCTTTCAATATTTCATCTTCTTCATGTGTCCAAATATCTGAACGAACCTTTTCCATTTTCATTCATCCTTTCTTACCTCAATGTACCGTCTATAACCAGGCATTCATCTTTCGCACTTTCAAATTCCCATAAAACATTCAGTGTCGATTCCATTTGGTTTTCTTTTGTCAAAGCAAAATGGAAAAATGCTTCATATTTATCTATGATTTCTGGCAACCCTTGTTTTGCTATTTCTTGCACGTTTTCGCCAGCAACTTGTTCTGTGTACAAATCAATAGATTTGGTTAATACATCGCCATTTTCTTCTGGTTCAACTGCTAAAAGCGCATAATATTCATGGACATTAAATTCAAGATATTTAATCATCTTTTATCCCCTTTCCTAAATCATCAAAATAAGATATCGTGTGATGTTTTTATTTACTTTGAATAGTTATATTCACGTTTTATTTTAAAACAAACACACGCCTATCCTTTTTGTCTCATTTCGCTATTTTTGTCCTGTGTTTTACGTGTACTGGTTCTGTGGCGGCATCTTCTTTTGTCCAACCTCGATAGTACCTATGCATGTAGGTGGATGTTGGGATTCCATTTTCTTTGGCTAACTTGATATATTCACCATGGATAGAATGCTTAGACGTTCCATGGTATTTTCCAACTGGGATAGAAATGGCTTCTTTCTCCGTCCATTTGCCGTTATTTAACCTATAACCCAATGTATTGATGCATATCTCCACGCCATACTTTTCTTTGGCTTCCTGCTGCAGCTGTTTCAAATCATGGTTTTTTTCCTGCATTGGCTGGTGAATAGTTCTGCGCTTGCTCCAATTCATGCCATAGAAACGTGTCCTGGCTAGTTTTTCAGAAATACCGTTTTTCTTTGCTGCTTCAAAATCTTCAGGTGTCAGATACATATCCAAATATGCTTCATCCATGCTGTAATCCTCCTTAAAATGGAAGTGAATCATCATCTATATCAAATGGCTGGCCTTGCCCTTGATATGGATTTCCACCGCTTTTATCCTCAAAGTATTGGCTGAAGTTATTGTTTTGATTTTGGCTTTGCTGATTACCTGAAGCACCATTGCTATTTTTTGTTTCCAGAAAAGCAATCTGATCCGCCACAACTTCAGTGGTGAAAATTCGCTGACCTTCATTGTTTTCATAACTTCCGCTTTGAATCCTACCATCCACGCCAATTTGACTGCCTTTGCTCATATAATTGGCAAGGTTTTCTGCTGTCTTATTCCAAGCTGTCATATTGATGAAATCCGCTTCATTTTCACCATTTTGATTTCTGAATGGTCGATTGACTGCCAATGTGAAGTTAGCAACTGCCCTTCCTGATTGCGTATATCGCAAATCAACATCTTTGGTAAGACGACCAACTAAAACTGCTCTATTAAGCATCGTCATCACCGCCATGTGGCTTTTTAGGTGTCACCATTGTTAGTATTTTTGCAGCTTGTTCTTGTGATTCTCTTTTGAAATATCTTTGTTCCGCCAATTCGTGAAATAGGAACTTGACATAACCCACATTTGATAAATTTCCATTGTCCTCCATGACAAAAAGTTCATCCAATTCATCATCAATAATCATTGAAAATGCTGTTTCAACGCTTATTTCTCTAAAATTAAGCATGATATTTATCCTCCCATTTTGAAATTTCAATGCCTGATACATCTTTCAACCGAATAAAAGCAACGCCTGTTTCCACCGCTGGTATTTTCAAACTGGCATCATCAAAATTGCCTTTAAAAGATTGATCTATTACATTTGCTATATTTCCCAACTCGTTTTCAGTTCCTTTTGTGATGAATCTTGTTGTATTGCCGCTTTTAAATAAAATGTCTATCACAATTTTTTCTTTTTCCATTATTCAATCCCCCCCTTAATATCCTGAAGCCTGTCTGTCGTGATTGATTTGATTTTTATTTAAGTATTCCTGATAAATATCATCTTCTGAAAAACCCGCTCTTTCTCCAATGTCCATAAATAAGGAAAATGCCACCTTCCAGACGTTTTCAGGATGATAATCAGTGTACATGCTGTTAACGTACTGCTTGCACTCTAAAAACAAGTCATTCATGTTTTTGTTACCATTATCGTGATAAATAACATTATCAATCTCCATATCATTAGCCAGCGACAAGAAGAAATGCAGTGCATCCACATATTCTGTCAGTGCTTTTTCTCGATCCATGCCTTTATTGCTCCAAAATTTGAAAAACCGCACTTCATTGGCAAACTCACTTAATTCCACATCCAATGCTATTAATTTATCCTTGATAGAAACATAATCAATGTTTTTCTCTTGCTTAATTCTTTCATCCAAAATAAATTGCTTGCTTTGTAAATCGTTAAAAGTAATTATCCTCATCATCATTTTAAACCCCTTCATAGCGTTTTTATTTTTCACCCTAACTAAACCCCACAATCCATTTTTAAACCAAATGTGGTTTACCTGTGTTTTGATTTTAGACATTAATCAAGTAATCCTCTTTCTCTTTCCTTTATTTTTCCTTTTCTTGCTCTATCAATAACCAAAACTACAACTTCATCAGGATCCCTGTATACTCTTTCAGCTATCCTCCAGATAGAAACCTCTTTTTTCCATAGCGTCTGTACCATTTCAACTTCCCACCAATCCCAGCCAAATTCAAACGCCTGGTCATCCAATGCCAGATAGTCATATTCTCTTTTCAGTGGCTTCAATGGGGAACTGCTCATTTGTGTTGCCCTAGACATTATTGCAGACCGCCGCTGACTGAAGCATATATTGCTTAAATTCATCACTGATTTCATTTTCATGGCCACAAGTCGGACACTTTAAAAAATCACTGATTAATAATTTTGGCTCAAACCAGGACGGAACTTGCGAAACATCCCGGCATTGGTCACAAGTGACAATCAATAAACCTTTGCTTTTTATCATGCTGCATCACCCTTCCCTTGAATCTTTCAAACGGTTATTTTCTCCATCGATTTTCAAAACGCTTGTATCTCTGTTTTGAACTCTGCTGAAGTTCCTTTCACCTAGTTCGGTTTTTAATTCATCTGGAGATAGATTAGTGGTGTAAATTGTGTGTTTTCCTTGTCGGCTGTCGATAATGTCGTAGATTCTTTCACTGGTCCAATCGGTTCTTTTTTCCGTTCCAATATCATCCAAAATTAATAGATCCACATCTTCCAGCACTGTCAATATTTCATCTTCATTCACTTCTGAATCTTTATTGTAGGTACTTTTTATTTTTCTTAGCATTTTAGGAACTGAAATAAATATGGAACTATAACCTTTTTCCATCACGCCATCCGCAATTGCTTTTGCCAGGTGACTTTTACCAACCCCATAAATTCCATGCATTAAAAGATTTTTTGAATCATCTATATCAAACACTTCCACATATCTTTCAGCTGTTCTTTTGGCATAATCTTGACGATGATTATCTGGCTGGTAGTTTTCAAAACATGCATTTTGCAAATCTCTGTTTATAAGAGAATGCCTATCAAATACCTTTTTCATCTTTTCTTGCTTCAGGTGATTTCTTTTTTTTAGTTCTTCATTGGCCATTTGGATTTCTTCACATCTGCATCCTTTTTTCCATTCCATGGTTTCCCCTTTATGTTCTCCACCCACGATTTCAATTTCGTATACTTCTGTTTCGTTTTGGCAGTCAGAACAAAATTCTGTCTTTATTAAAGTCATATTTGGAATCGTCAGACTGGTAGCTAGACTTTTCATTTGGTGCGCCCCCTTTAATTGCCTTAAATCCATCATCACTTTGTTTTTCCATTTGCAGCCTGTCGAATTGTTTTCTTAACTTATCTGGTGAAAGAATGTTTTTATGCCAGAAATGATGCTGTTGGCTGAATAAGATTAAATCCTGGACTTCTTTACCTGTTCTATTATCTCGTTCCATCATCAGTCTGAATGTATTTGCCCAAGATTCATAATTGGGATCTTTTGCATTTGGATTGTTTTCTTTAATTTTTTTAAATAACAATTCCGCCAGCTGCATGTGATGCGTTTCAAATTTCAATTTGGAACTTGACGCATTTTCTTTCTTTGACTCTTCTCTTTCTCTTTCTCTTCTCTTCTCTTCTCTTCTCTCCGTCAGTGAACCGTCATTTACACCGTCACTTTCTAACACTTCACCGTCATTTTGTGACGCACTAACGTCATTTTGTGACGTTTCTTCAATTTTTTGCTGTTGTTTTTGACGCTCCATATATCTTCTTTGTCTTTCAGCGCTTTCTGTTTCGCTTCCCACCATTACAGGGAATTTACTTAGAAAATAATTTCCATTTTCATAAACTTGCATCAAACCTTTATTCATCAAAAATGAAACAGTGATTTCCACGTTTTCCACTTCTTCATCCAATGTCAAAGCCAATTCTTCAGAAAAATTTCTTCCAATACCATCAAATGTCAATATCCCATCCTTATCCAGGCTTTCTAATAACATTTTTTGATATATGATTGTGTAAGTGTCGCCACCTGCAATTTTTCTTAAAAGTTTAATTTCCTTTTGATTAAAGAAATCTTTTGGCATCTTCAGCCAATAATATCTTTTAGGCATCTTTTCACCCTTTCATCTATGCTGTTCTGAATGAATGTAGGAAAAGGGGAAATGCCCCTATTCCTTTATTCTTGCCCTTGCCCTGTTTCCTGGTGGTCTATAATTTCTCCGGTTTCTTCATCATGATCTTTAATATCAATGACTTCAGTCATATCCTCGGAAAATTCATTTTTAACCGTTTCATCCGATGACAGCTGCTTGGAAAATTCAATGCTTTTTGGTGCATATTTCAGCACATCTTTCAGAACCGTTTTCTTGGCCATGGCATCAAAATCCGTTTTCCATGGACTTGACCAACCCCTTGCATATGCCTGGGAATAAGTTTGTGCGTGCTGTTTTACCTTATCTGCAGACCAAACCACAAAATCATGGCCACCGTTGTTCAGGTGATACACTGCATAATAATAAATGGGATCGCCTTCAGGTGTATCTGCTGGAATGTGCTTCAAATCCTTGAAAAGACCATATTCAAAAGTAAAATCATCATTTGGATATATCTCATGGGCGTATATAGCCTTGTATTGCTGTGTTCTGTGTGCCAGGCTTAATAAACCCTTATACCCCATCTGAAATTGCGCTTCAGTGATTCCCTTTTTCCTGTTTTCATATGGAATCAGGTATGCTTCACCAAGTGGTGTATTTGGTTCAAGTCCAAGCTGTGCTGATTGCATAACCGCTGATAATAAACTCATTGGATCCGCTTGCCCCAACTTTGGGGTATTTCTTACGGCAGTCAGTGCGATTCTGCTCATTCTTTCCGCTGTAATGTGTTTAGGCAACGCCCTTTTGATTTCTGGTTCCATCTTTTCAATCATGCCCTTGATGGTATTGCCTTCTTTCTTTTTCTGCGGTGCCTGGTTTCCTTGCTGCTTCAATTGATTTTTAATTCCTTCGCTTGTTTTTGTTGCCATTGTTTATTTCCCCTTTTCAAATTTGTTATTAATAATATTAATGTTTATATTCACATAGCTTGCTTCATAATCGTTTGAAACTCTGCATCTGTCAGCTTGATTTTTGCCCCATTCTTTTCCAGGACGATACTTCCATTCAAAATATCTTTGTACACTTCCAAATCTGATAGACCCGATTCTTTTTCTGCAGCATCCGCTGGAACATCTTCTGGAATGTCTTCTGGTTCTAATTGGTTTTGGTTTTCTTTTCTTTCAATGTTTGACTTCCTGAAGTCTGAAACATTACCATTTTTGTGATTAAAAGCTGTTTTATGATCTCCGAAAAGAAACATATAAATGGAAATTCCTCTTCCAGACGATTCACCTTTTTGCTTCCCCCGAATGTCATATTTTCCTTGGCTTCTTTTGTTCCTTTGGATATACCACATATGAAACTATTTAACTTTTGGTAAATCATCAGCATCTATAATAAAGCTGTTCACCATTCCGTCATTTGCCCTTCTGGTAGAAAAAATCTTCACTGCGTTATTTTCTTCGATAAAATCGTTTCTCATGATTGTTTTCCCCTTTCTTTATTTAACCGTAAATCTTCTGGATTCAGATTCTTTGATGTATCTTTCATGCAGTTCTGGATAGTCTTTTTTGAACTGCTTGCTGTCGAAACGATTGGAAATGACTGTTTTCCAGGTGATAAACCTTTGCCCAGCATTTGCCTTTTCAGCATCTTCCATTTCACCTTTGATACGGTTTTCAATGTCTTTCAGCTGCTTTTCCGTTTCTTTCTTTTCTTCTTTCAACTTATCGTATGTTTCCAATTCTTCAGCAAAACTATTGGATAGCTGCACTTCTTTTTCAGCATCTGAATATGGATACATCCATTTCAAAATTTCATCTGAAGCCCTGCTGGCATCAAAATCAGGTGGATCTTGTGGGATGACGTGGTTTTCCCAAAAATCCCTGGCCTTTTCAATCATCATTTCAATTAATTCATCATCACGCTCAATGACATCCATGTGAAATTTGTTTCCGCCTATCAAAACTGCAATATGCCATCTTTCATATCCTGTAACCAACATGTACCATTGGCACTGGAGATAGTATTGATCTGGAACCGTTTCGCCTTCTTCCCATTCTTTCTTCAAATGCTCATTTGTTGTTTTGCATTCCAATCCTTCATGCCTTCCAACTATCAATCTATCGACATTGGCTGTCATATAAGGGAAATCTTCCCTTTGCAGCATGGCATTCCTTTTTCGCACTTTAAGACCTGACCGCTTTTGAAATTCCTTTGCCACAATATCTTCAAGAACATTTCCCCAGTACATAGCTTCATTTTCCTGCGCTGGTGGCAATTCTCCGATTTTTTCCTGGTACACCTTGATAGGTGATGACCATTTGGAAATCCCAAGTATGCCAGCAATATCACTGCCGCCAATTCCATCTTTTCGCCATTCCAACCAACCTTGATAACTTAAATCCTTTGTATTTACTAGAACCTGTGTCATGGAAGAACCACCTCACAAATTTCATTTTCTTCCATGTCCATGATGTAATCTTTCACACAATCTTTTGAACAAAAATAAGTACTGTCATAATGAAGCACTTCTTCACCTTGATTCATTTCAACTTCGCATTGTTCACATTCAAAATTAAACATTGTTTTCACCCTTTCATTGTTTTTCAGGTGAATCTTTGTTATTATTCCATTATCGAAAATTTAATGATTCACCCTTGAAAGATCCTGGCCATCCTACTGGTTAAAGGATCTTATTTTGTATCTTCATCCAATTCAGGACTGCTTTCTTCATAATCAAATCCGATTTTTCTTCTTCACTTAACTTTTGCCAATCTGTAGCATTGATTTTCAAAGCATCACCCCACCCCTCTCCGTTTTCCTTTTTCCAGATTTTCATCTGCAAACATATCTATATCAAAATCCAGTATTGACGCTAATTTAAAAGCGATATCAATGGATGGATTTCTTTGCCCCAACTCAATCATTGAAATGGTTTTGTTGGTATAACCGCATCTTTCAGCCAATTCCTCTTGCGTCAATTCTTTTTGTTTTCTTTGTTGAACTAGCCAGTTTCTTTTCATCTGCTGACCCCCTCTCGATTGACTGTAATGCTATTATAATCTACTTTTTGTAGAAATTCAACCCATAAAACAAACTTTTTTATTTAAAATGCTACTTTATGAATCAGAATATTTCGTGACGATTCTTGTCTAAAATTTTTCCCAATAAATTCCGGTCTACATATAGTAGAATAAATAGTTTTCGTTTATAATGGCTATTAGATATAATAAGTTTGAAAGAATAAAAAAAGGGGAATCAAATCATGTTTGGAGAAAGATTACGGAAACTGAGAAAAGAGAAACGTCTTACAATGGAAGAATTGGCCGAAAAACTGGAATTAAGTCGTTCTGGTTATTCTGCTTATGAGAATGAAAGCAGGAAACCACCATTGGATCTGATTATTCAACTGGCTGAATTTCATAATACATCAGCAGATTACATACTAGGATTGACCGACAACCCAACTTCAGATAAAGACAAAAGAGATTTTCAGCAATATATACAAAATAACGACTTGACCTGGGGAGGTGTTCCATTGAAAGAAGATGAATTGAAACCAATCAAAGACCTTTTGGAAGTCATTGTCCGTGACCGCCTTCCAAATCATAAGGATAAATAAAAAAAGCCCTGAACAGGCTTTTTCGTGTATGTTCAGGCGCATTCCATCTTTTCAGCAATATATTGTATGTCGCTTTGTTTTAAAACCCCCATGGCATACAAATGATTCAGATGTTCTTTTAAATCCAATTCATTTTTGCAGTTATAGTCCGTATTATTATTTAAAATAGAAATTGCACTTTTCAATACGTCTACATCCTCCATACTTTCACAACACCACCCAATCACAATAATCATTAAATTACATTTTAGAACATTAGTTCTGTTTGTTCAACCTCTTATTTCCTATAATAGAAAAAGATGCCACCCATTATGATAGCATCTTTTGTAAACAAAATGTTACTAAAATCCACTGAATGTAACACAATTAAAATAATTATTTAATATACACTACATCACCGAATCCATTATTCCATCCATCTATTTCCTTGCCATTATTTAAAGCATTTCTTATAGATTCTTGATCGTCTTTATAAAAAACTGTAATTGTTTCAATCGCTCGTCCATCTTGAATAATGTCGAACTGGCTTAAATCAAAATCAAATGGCTTTTCCTTCACGATATATCTTTCTCTTTCCCATGTGTTAATATATTTTTCTCCAAACATGCAGCAACCCCCTTACTGAATTTCAAAAGGTGTTGTGAATGTTTTTTCAGCACCCCGTGGTGATTCAATTGTTGTTTTTATTCTCCAATCCCCAACTGGATATGCGCTGCTTAAATATAGATACGGCTCATATCTTCCATTTGCTTTTGTTTCACCAGACAGCGTTTTATACCTTGCCCATTCACCGCCTGTATATCGTTGAAATTCATGTGTGATTTCTGCGCCATTATATGGATAGTTATCAATCAAACCTTTTGATCTGTCACCAGCGACTGTGTAAACATATAAATTGTTATGCTGCTGATACACACCGCCATTTCCAATCGATTGCCTATGTCCGATTTCCAGGACTGGTTCCAGGTAGTCATATACCAATTTTGCGCCTTCTGGTGTCAAATGCGTGCCTGTTTCATCAATCAATCCTGAATTGATTAGTGCAGCATCTGAATTTCCGCCAGCTTCATCAATGATGATGTTGTGTAAATCTACCAAAGAAACACCCACATCATCAGCCGCCCTTCTTACAATATCGTTATAATCATTGTTCCAGGCTTGGACACCGCCTGCTGGTGCATACCAATCCTTATTATGGCGTTCATAATAAATAGATTTCACTGGTGGCAATGTTGTCATTAGAACAACATTAGACCCCTGTTCTTTTAATTCACTTACAAAATATCTTATATTTTCCTCAAATTGTGCCTTGCTCACTTTTGGATCCATTTTTGCTGTCATGGACTGGTCATTCGTTCCAAACATAATAACCACATCAGTTGGATTTTCGCTCAAAACATCCTGCTGAAATCTTTCTTTTGCTTGTTCCGTTGTATTCCCTGCAATTCCAGCGTTTAAAATGTTGTATCCAGCATCTTCCAAACGATTGAACCATTTATCCGATTGTTCCCAGGATTCCAGCCAATTGGATCCAAGTGTGTTGCTATCTCCAAATGCCACGATTTTTTCATTTTCCGCAGAAACTGGTGATGCCATAAATAAAGATGTTGCCAATCCCACGACCCCTGCTGCTGTAACGATTCTTTTAATTGTACGGTTCATATTATCATTATCCTTTCGGTTATTATTAATATTATTGTTAATGTTATTATTTATAAATTAGTAACTATTGCAACATAAAGTGATGCCAATGTTACCGGAAAAGCTATCTGATAAAACTTTGAAGCACGATCCAACCTTTTCCATTTACTTTCTATTGTTTTCATTGTTGTTCACCCTTCCTCATATTAAAATCATTTCATATCCATAAAATAAACCTTTACGGTTATTGCCAAAATTCACAGTATAGCAGTAATCACCTTTTTTAGTTTGTGATTTTTCCATGACATGACCTTTCTTGTTTTCAAATTCCTTTTGGTAGTAATAATCTTCAACATCAAGATTTGCGTTTGCTTTTCGTATTTTAACAAGATTCCCCAGATCAAATAATTGTTCTGTTTCTTCTTTTTGCTTTGATTCTTCTAAAATGTCGAAAATACCCATCTGTTCCATTTCATTATTTGCCACCTTTCAATGCTGCTTGTGCTGTACACCCTTCATCAAACTTTATCGGACTTTCACCATTTTTATTTTCCAAATAACTGTGTTCATCCGCATAAAATTCCAATGCTTTTTCCAATTCTTCTATTCTTGCTGCAGCGTATCTTTTGCTGAGATAGAAGGATTCACCTAGTCCAGAACTTCCCTTCACTTTATGATTGGTTTGTTATCTCAACTAATCTACTTCTTATTATAATCTACTAATTGTAGAATTTCAACCCCTTTTTAGGAAATTAAATAAAAATTTTCTACTAAAAGTATCTTTTTGTTATTGCAATTAATAACATTATTGATTATAATAATATTTGTAGATGTAGTGAGCAGATATTTTTATTAGGTTATTGAGCGCATTTTTCCTCCTTTTATGTAGTGCGTAATCTGAAATCAAATATGTAAATGAAAAAAGCAGATCATTCAGGGATCTGCTTTTTCTGTGTCCTTAATTACATGAAGCCATGTTCCTGGAAATATTTCTTTAGGATTTCATTCACCATTTCTGATTTGATGCCTTTTGATTTGTTTTCTGCCACTCGGTCAATGGCATCTGACACTTTATTTTCCAAATAAAATCCACGTTGTGTATGCGTCTGGTCTTTTGTTTTTTTATCTTTAATAATACTTTCAACAGGATCATTTTCATTATTATTATTGTTAATGTTTTGTTCTTCTGAAGATGCTATTTCATCTCCTGCCACACTGTTAAAACCAGCAATGGTTCTTTCCTTTTGTTTTCTAGCCATCAAATATTTCCCCTTTCAAATCATAATAAGATTTCACCAAACTATTTTTCTTATCACTTAATGTTGCTGGCATACCATCATAAGCTATTGCTGAAGCAAAGCGAATGCTTTTAGGTATCACCGTATCAAACATTCTAATATTATTTTCCAGGCAAAACCGTCTGCATTCCTGTAATATCTGTGAATGTAAAACGGTTCTTGTGTCTACTAATGTACCAATAACCCCTAAAACTTTCAAATCAGGATTATGTTTTTCCTGGAATTGTTCGATGGATCTTAAAATTTTCACCAGGGATCGCATGGAATAACTTTCTGGCTGGAATGGAATAAGAACTTCGTCAGCAAAACATAGGACGTTGCCATGTGTTAAACCCAAGTTGGGTGGTGTATCAATTAGGATATAGTCATAATGCTTTTCTATGCCCCTCAATTTACTTCTCATTAGGTGGAATGGATTCTTGAATTGCTTCAGATTGGTTAATACATCAAATTCCAGAAATTCCATATCATCATTGGAAGGCAAAATATGAATATTTGGTGCTGCTTCATGTATTACATATTCATATGCCAAATCATCCACCAGCACATCATAAAAACTATATTGAAATTCATCTGGATTCATGCCAAAACTCAAAGCCACATCACCCTGATTGTCTGCATCAATAATCAGCACCTTGTTATTTTCCGACAGCGCACCACTTATATTCACAGATAGCGAACTCTTCAATACACCGCCTTTATTTGTTGAAACTGCAATTTTCCTGGCCAAATTATCCCTTCACCCTTTCGCATTCAATTGTATGACCTTATTTTGATTAATAATAATTGTATTTCCTTCAATATCATCATTTACAGCTTCTTTTGCCACTGGCTCACCATAAACACCAGCGTTGTGCAAATTCGTTGTATACCCCATCTGATTTGGTCGCCAATACGTCATGATTCCAGTTTGTACAGACCGCTCCAAGTCCAATAAATAACAAAATATCATTTGATTACCCCTTTTATTTTTATTTAAAAGCCACGAAAAAATGTCTTTGCTTCATCTTCGGTGTATTGGTCAAAAATATAGAAAAGATGTGCTTCAACCTCACTGATTTTCGTTTCATTGTATCCAAGTTCCTGCAATGTTTTTATCACATATCCAACCGCTGTTTGATTATCCATTTTTTAACCTCACTTTTTATAAGAATAATAGAGCGAATATGAAACCACCTATCACAATAGCTGACAATCCTTTTAATAAATTCTTTATCCCACCTGTCGCATCCAAAACTTTGACCACAAAAACAAGTATCATGTAGATGATAATCATGATTCCGACAAATCCAATGATGCCAGCAATCAAAGTGTTCATTATCTCACCCCCTTGGAAATGACATATTCTGCTTGTTCCTGTCTTATTTCTGCAATCATCTTTTGCATAAAATCAGGATCATTCGCCATAGAATCATGTTCTTTTTCCATAGATGCAGCTTCATCAGTTTCTTGTTTCACCATATTTCTTTCTTTAAACCAATCGGGAATGACTTCATTTGATTCTTTACCCTTCAAATCTTCATATTCTGCATCCTGTGACTGTTTAAAATAGTTTTGAATACTTTTATCCATGACCTTTTTAAAACTTCTTATTTTGCCCTCTGTGTTTTCCAGAACATTGCTTAATACATAAGCAAATGCTGAAGCATTCATTTTTTCTTTGCTTGCATTATACATTAATTCAATATCAGATGAATGAATTGAATGTTCCATCAATCTATCTTTGTTTAGAATCAATTGTTTTTGTACTTCCATTGGAACATCCATTTTTTGTATATCTCTTTCATTGATTGATAGATTACTCATATTAGTATTACTTAAATCAGTATTACTAGAATTAGTATTACTATTGATGGACATTTTTGTCTGTTCCGGACTAGACATTTTTGTCCTTGCCGGCATGGACTTTTTTGTCTTTGTCGGACTAGACATTTTTGTCCTTGCCTTATCA